GCGCATCTGAAACGGCTCTGGAAAATCCTTCCTCATCAATAATTGAGGCAGCATTGACATTGATTATTACGCGCTCGGCCGTTGTAAGCCCACCGGTTGCAATCACGCGGTTTGCAGCTCTATCTTCTCTCGCTTGTCGCAATCTTTCGGTTTCTGCCTTTAATTCCTCGCGCCTTAAAATTGCAGCTTGCATCGCTGGTGAATAGGCACCAAGCGGTGCGCCTGTAAATGTGCGCGGATCAATTGCCCCGCCAAATGTTTGACCTCCTCCATCATTGCTGGCAAATGGATCGCCGCCCATATCTGCGCCAAATTCTGCCGTGCCAGCTCTCAAGCCTTTAGAATTATCCCCACCACCAAAAAATCGCGTTACTGGGTTATCGGTCATAAGTTTAATAAATGCTTTTACTGCAGTTACCACTTTTCCAACTCCCGTGACAAGATTGGCAAACCCCGTCACAAGGCCCGCAACTATTCCTGCAACTACATTCAAAGCTATTTTTAAAGCACCGCCCAAAATAGGAGCAAGAGTATCTTTAGCAAAATCCGCGACACCTTTCATAAATCCAACCAAAGGTTTTAATTCTTCAGAATTCTCATTAATGGCCGTTTTGACTTTGTTGAATGCGGTGTTTAATCCTTCAATGGCTGGTTTTAAAACAGCCGTAAATGTCGGAATAAGAAATGTGGTAATAAATGACCAAATTGCTTTAAACGCTGGAACAAATGTGTCATTGATATATGTGCCTAAAGCTTTTATGATTGGCTCAAGCTGTGGGCCAATTGCATCTGCAAATTTTTGAATTGCTGGAACAACATCATTGACAAATTTATTAACCAGCGGAGTGATTGCATCGAGCACAAATGATCCAACTGTCTCTTTGCCTTCATCAATTGCCACATTGAGACGAGCCATTTTGCCGGCAAATGTGTCAGCTTGCTTTGATGCCTGACCTTCAAATGTGCCTGCCAATTTAGCTGTGATTTGCTCAAATGACATAGTTTTGAGCTCGGCAGCACTAATGCCAACACCTAGTTTTCCAAGAGCTGTGGTTTGACCTTCACTAGCTTTGGCAAGCGCATTTGAAACGGCTTCTAAAGATTTGCCCGATCCTGCACTAATGTCCAAAGCAATAGCTTGCAACCTTTGTGCTTCTTCAACATTTTTTGTGCTTCTCAATAGACGATCTAGCGATGGCCTCAGCTCATCATCAGTTTTTCCAGTCAATAAAGATGTCTTCAGTATCTGCGCCTCGACCGCTTTAATTTGAGCATTTGTGGCACCTGTGACATTTTCCAAAGTCGTAGCCAATTTAGTTTGTGCAGCTTCATCGGCAATGGCAGACTTCACACCATCAATAAGCAATTTGCCAGCGTATGCGGCAGCTGCGGCACCAGCTGCGGCAAATGCCAATCCTGCTTTCTTGCTAAAATTGCCAATTTTATCGCCAAAACCTTGCACCTCTGTTGAGCCTGTGCTAAGACTTTTTTTGAGCTGATCTACATCACCGAGAATGGATAGCTTGAGCGTTCTACTTTGTCCGGCCATTACCACTCCTTCAAAATCTTAGTAAATGCAGCTTCCCATTGAGCAATAATGTGAGGTTGCTCAGCTCTTAAGGTTGGATAAATAAAGTATCCTCTTGAGCCGCGACCTTCACGGCCTGACCACACCGGAAATTGCTTAAATTTATTTGAGCCAAATTCGTAACCGCCCCAAAGCTGTTGGGTTGTACCACCACCGCTAAATTTCTGAGATACAAAGCCAAATGATAATTCGCCAATTTTGGATGATTTACTTACACGCGATCCATCAGCAACACGGCTGGCCGCTTTATTTGGTCGGCCACCAGCTGCACTCTTGATTTTTGATTGCACATAAGTGGCCAACCCATTTGATACGCCTTTGGCTTGTTGCACAGCTCTTTCATCCATGGCTTTAAAAGCCTTAAGAATTCCGCGCAATTCATTCTTGTCGTATGTAATTGCCTCATTCGCCATTTCGTATCCTTAGAATCTCATAAACTGTCAAAACATCTTCGGCCGTTTGAAACTCTGATCGTGACAATCCGGTGGTGATTGCTAGTTCCCAAAGAATCCGGTTTATTGATCCGGATTCGTAACTTTTGGGTTTTCGGTTTCTCCCATGCTGATGTCAGTCACAGTCTCGCACCACACCTCAAATGGCTTAACAGGTTTTCCAGCTGCCTCGCGCTTGCTTGCGTGATACGCCAAAAACATCAAATCTGCAATGCCTAATTTCTCAGACACTTGTTGTATTGTGTTTCCGGTTTTCTGTTCCCATTTCATCCATTCCGGTGGTAGCGCGGTATATGTCGCGCTATCCCCCGAAACAAATTCGATTGTGATTGGTAATTTCATGCTCCCGATCTCCTTTTTATAGTGTTGGTGTGGTCACACAGGTAAATGCTAGTGAGACAGTTTGTGCATCTGGTGCTGTGCCTCCAGCTGATGGGAAAATTGGCTGCACATCAAAATTGAATGTTGATCCTGATGCAGCTGTAAAAACAACCGCCAATGGTGTGTTTGGTGCTGTGTCTGCCGCTGTCCAAAGCGCGTTGCACAGTGATCCACCTGCTGGCCAGTCGGCAAGCATTTCAACAGCAAACGATCCTTGCGAATCAGTCGTAAAATACGCCTTGCCATCGAGTGTTTGATATGTATTGATTGTGGAATCAATAGTTAGTGTTGCTGAGGTGGCCTGAGCATCATAAGTATCACCAGCAATGGTGAAAGTGATGTCTCTGCCGGTGACGATTGTTGTTGGCATGATTTCTCCTTAGTTGGTGTAATAGGTGCTGACTTGTAAATCGGCTGTGAGGTATTTGCCCGCACCGACTTCCAATGGTTGTGGTTGATTGACATTGCCTACTTCATAACCTGATGGCATTGTGCTGATGATGTCAATCATAAGTTGTTCAAGGTTGTCCAAAGCTGCTGCATTGTTCATATAAGCAACAACACCAGTCACAGTCAAATTAATCTTGACTTTAGTTGTTGCGCCATTGATTAAAACACTTTCCAAATAAGGTGCGTCCGGGATTAAACAGATGCTTGGGCTAGTCATTGCCTCCGGAATGCCGTTATACACATTAGCTGCAATTGTTGAAAGTGCAGTCTGCAATGGTGTGCGGATGTCAGCTTCAATGGTCATTGGCACATTGCCTCAACATCCAAAAATGGGCCTAAGAGGCCAACGACTCTATTTGTCAAGCTGCGACCAAGCACAAATGGTGATGGCTGAAAATTGTCTGCCATGATTTGATTGCCGGGAGCTGTAATGCTTTGGAAAATCTCAACCGAAACAACCAAAATTGCGTTTTCAATTGGCGGTGTGCTTGCGTAAAGCTGTGCAGCTGATGCACCGGATAAAGTAGCCAATGCGCTTGGAATAAATGGCAATGGGTATGTGCGATTAGCCGCCGCCGTTGCAGCTGTAAAAGTATAAGGCTCAATACGATCATCGGTGACTGTGTAAGTGCCATTGTATGTTCCGGCCCCGGTAACAATGACAGATTGCCCCGGCACAAAATAATTTGGCCGGATAGTTGTGAAATAAATGACGGAATCACTTACATTGGCAAAAGTCACCGATGATTGGTATTGGGTCAGTAAAGGCAAAATCGTTTGTTCAGCCGAATCAATAAATGAATCAAGCTGTGCATCGGAATACAAGGAAACCGAGACACCAAGAATTGACCTCAGCTGTGAGGCTGTGACGATTGCTGGCATCTCGGTTCCTTTCGTATCAGTAGCGTTCGGGAGCGACCGCTACCGATGATTGATTGTTATCTATGGGAGGTTATTAAATTGCGCACCATTTGGCACCTTTGGAGCAAGTGCGCCATAGCCGTAGTACAGGATGTCAATTGTTCCATCGCTGTTGATGTTGGTGCGTAGCGTAAAGCGTGGAGATTCGTACCATGTGTATGAATCAGGATTTACAACGACCATTGATGAATCACCATCAGCTGTTGTTGTACCAGCGTTACCAAATGAGCGTGAAACATAAAGATTCAGACCCGGTGAAACGACACCGCGCAATGAATCTCCGCGAACATTTCCAGCTGCGTTTGATGGTTGCGCTGCGTTGTATAGCGGTGCTCCATTGTCGTTGTATCCCATGATATTTCCCCATTGTGTTGGTGAAACGATCAATGAGCGAGCGAATCCAAGCGATGCTCCATAAACAGCTGCTGCTGCTTTAGATGTGTATCCAAGGAATCCGGTTGCTGAATTTGCTGTTTGAGCTGTTGTGGTCGTGACTGCAGCC